CTTCTTCATCAAGACGAGCAAAAGAATCGCCTCCATCTCCACCTTGACAAGAATACCAAACTCTAAGTAATCCTAGGTGTGCTACAGCAGTTCCATCTGCACGTGCAGCTAACGCTGACACGTCTCCCATAACTGTTGTGCTACCTGATCCATCTGATTGTACAACCATTTTAATAACAACACGATTGTCATTTTGTTGTAAGATTGTAGGTCCTGTTACTGTATCTGCCATTGTTTCCCTCCTTAATTAAGAAACTGTGAGGGCCGAAGCCCTCACTTTAAATATTATTGATCAGCAAATGCTGGTGCAGTTGTTGATGTTACACTACCAAAAATTTGATAGTTAGTAGAGTCTTTACCCACAATAGTTACGTCAAATGCTTGTGGTACATTTATCTGAATCTTACTATTAGAGTTACCATCAGAAAAAACTGAACTGATTGCATTATCAGAATCATTAAAAGTTAATCCACCAACATAAAAGTTTGTGTTTCCTGGAGTAATAATAATTGCATCAGTAGCGTCAGCTGCTCCTCCTGCATAAACAAATCTAAATACAGAGCCAGCTATTGGTGCTGGTAATGTATATGTATTGTCTTGAGTTCCGTCTGGAACAAGTAAAATTCTACCACTATGAGTAGCGTTATCTAAAGTTTGATCAGCATCGTCTAAACTTACAGGACCATCGCCAAAAGTTGCTACTTCTGTAACTGTTCCTGTGCTTGCGTTTTTACTTACTGTTTTTATTGTGCTTTCAGATCTAATAGGACCTGAAAATGTTGAGTTGCCCATTTTAAAACCTCCTTGGTTGTATAGACCTTATCACATAGTCTCTATACTGTCTAATTACAGTCTATGTGACTTTATTAATGTATACAGTTTTAGGTGAAATTTGCAACAAGAAGAATGGGCGATATACGCCCATTCTAAGTTTTTATTGATTATGCGCCTGGTGATCCAAAGATACCTCTAGGATCAGAGAATCCAAATGAATATCTCTCTCTAGCTTTGTATCTTACGTTACCTGTATCAAAATCGCCTTCCATTGAAGTTTTGATTGGTGCTCTGTTAAAATGCTTCAAACCATTTGGAGCGTCAGTTTTGATGAAGAATGCATCTGTGTCTGTCAAATAATGGTTGATTACGTAACCGCCAGGGATCATGCCCATGTTACCGATTGCGTTGATATCATTATCTGAAGTTGCAGTTCTTAACTGACTCTTCATTAATCTTTCAGCTACGAACTGAAGATTAACTGGAATGATCATTTTAGCTGCCTTTACAGCGATTTTTAGACCACGATTGTCAATGAAACCAGCAATGTCAATTAATGATTGCTCTAAAGAAGTTTCATTAAGGTCAGCAGATGTTGCTAGTTCGTTAGCATAGTTGCCACCGGACACTGTTAAGTGTGCAGTTGAACATAATTCAACACCGTCTCCACCTGTAAAGGAAGAGTTAAATGCTCTGTTAAGAACATTTGCGCCTTTGATTTCTTTAGCGTTAGCCATTGAACGTGCTAAAGCCTTTGTGTATCTAGAACTTAGGCTATCGTAAAGGTTGTCCTCTACTGCTTCCTCAGTAATAGCAAATGCTAAAGCAATTGTTTCGTGTGTGTAACGACTAGTAAACGCTTCTGTAGCATCGTCAAATTGTACGCTTGCTCCTTCAGCTTTTACTGGTGCACTACCGAAGCCAGAAAGTTCTACTTCTTCTTCAAACGCTCTGTCTGAAGTTTCAGTGTCAAAAATTTCTGACCATTCCTGCTCGTATCTTGCATATTCAAGACCAAATAATGCATTAAGACCAGGTTCTAACTCTTTGACGAGTTGACTTCTTGATATAGCCATTTTTTAGCCTCTCCTATTAAATACCAGCAGTATTAGCGTAGTGAAGACCTTCATTAATTCTAACGAGATAGTTACCGTTAGCGCTAGAAGTTTCGTTGTTGTATTCATCAGAAACAACATCCACTATTCTAAATTGTGCTGTCGCAGCAGTAATAGAGCTAGAGTCTAGTTCCATACCAGATCTTCCTGTCTTTGTACTTCCTGCGTGTGTTGATACTAGATCAGCATTCGATCCTCTATTGGCGGGCCATGAGGCTCCAATATTGGTGCTGTCTTCTTGTGCCTCAAATACTACATTTGGATCATCGATCACAAATGCTACTGCATCGCTAGCAACTGTGTCAGCGGGCCAGTATTTTGAGTATGTCGGTTTACCTGTTGAGTCAGTGTAAAAACATCCGTTAAACACGCCAATTAAGTTTGTTGCTCCTGCAGCTCCGACAGTAATTGTTCCGTCTGTGTGCAATTCAACAGCATCACCTGTAAATATATTTGTGTTATATCCACTTGCGATACCATAACTTGTTTGGCCGTTATTAAAAGGTGCTCCACCCAACATCTTTGCAGGTCTAAAACCGAATGGTGCGTCTTTATTTGCCATGGTTATAAGTCCTCCTTAACCAGTTAGTTGTTACAAAAGTGATAGGACTCATAACAAAAATATTAATTTTTGTCGTTGCCTCTACCACTGCCAAAAGTAACCCTACTATTCCTTTCGGAAGAGATAGGCATACTTCTATGCTGCTCTTTGAATAGATTGTTGTCCACAGACTCCTCTTGCGTTCTTGTTTGTTCCGCAAAGTATTCTGCTCTTTGTTCAACAATTTCTTCTGGTATACGAGTCAGCAATAATCCACCAACTCCGATGACACCAGCATGCGTTCCGTTTTCAATTGTAGGTGCGTGAAAATCAGGATATTCGTCAGCACGAACAAGCGAGAATCCTTCACGAAGTCTTCCAGCCATGTTCTTTCTGTCTTCTGTTCCTAATGTTTCAGCTCTTATCCACCTATGTTTGAAACCAGCAGGCGCTGGTGGTGCTTCTAAGCTTGACGGTGGGCGCCAAGGTTGTGCTCTCTTTGTTTTTTCACGAGTAGCATCTGAGCGTGAGGTCTTATTGGTTACTTTATTTTCCATTGCTATTACTCCTTCACGTATTTAGCGTATTCCTCCAGAGGTACCCCAAGTCTTTTGGCGATATGGACTTGGCTCGGAGATAGTCTAACTGTTTTGCGTCCTGATGTTGATTGCGTTGTAGAACGACCAGCAGAAGCTACGGGTTGGACGGGTCTCGTAGATTCCGAACTATTTACCCCAAACTTATGGGGAAACTCTTTTTTCATCCTATTGTCGATTTCGGCATAATACTCATCTGAGTTAGGATTGAATCCTTCCTCTTCCACTAGTTTTTTATGTATTCCAAAACTAGCGTAGGTCATTGCCTCATCTTTTCCGAACCAAGGGTTTTTTTCAGCCCAGGCCTCGGCTTTAGGATCTACTTTTTTAGGAGCAGGTTGAGGAGCTTCAGTTACATCCTCCGCCTTATCCTCTTTTAAACTTTCCTTAGCTTCTTTTGTAGCCATTAGACGCTCATTGTCAATAGATAATCTAGCTATAGCTTTTTGAGCTTCGACTTGTGCTTGTGCATCTCCTGCTTGTATAGCGTTTGCTAAGTCTTGTTCTGCCTTTTTAGTTTCTATTTGTGTACGAGCTTCAAACTCTTGAATATAAGATGCATCAAGACTATTTGATTTAGCCTTGAGTTTCTTGTTTTCATCAGCCACTCGTTTAGCATATTGAAAAGATGCTTGTTCTCTTCTTTCTGCTTCACGTAGCTTACCTGTAAGTTTGTCTATTCTCTTTTTTACTTTATCACTATATTCCTCTAGCTCTTCACCTTGAGCTTCTTCGGTTACTACTTGAGGCTGTGATACATCTTTTGTTTCCTGTTTTTCTTCTGGTTGAAGATTAACGTCTACTGAGTCACCTTCTGTAGGGACATTAACAACAGGTTCATCTTTTGCAGTATTTATTTGTTGTTCTGGCATGGCTCCTCCATGTTATTAATATAAATGCAAGATATCCTCTGGATTCTTGATTGTTGCTAAAATTTCGTCATCATTCAAAATACGTATTTCTCCGCCCTCAATACTGAGTCTGGATCCTGCGTATCTTCCAAAGATAACCCAGTCTTTCTCTTTACACCACGGACCTTCCGGGAATTTGTTTAAATCTTTATATGCATCAGGTCCTACACTTAACACATAACCACATGTAGTGCTGACTGATTGCATTTCAACAGTTTGATCTGACAGATAAACTCCTCCTTTAGTTTTACCTGTGCCTTTGTAAGGTAAAATTACTATTCTCCAACCTGTCGGTTTAGGCAGTCTCTCTGTTAATTTTTCTGGAATATTTTTAGGATCAATCTTTTCGACTTGATCATCTGAAACTTGACC